CATCCGACTAAAGTAGGTCCAGGTAGTTACACCTACTGGAACGACAACAACTATGCAGAAATCTACGGAGAAGATAACAACAAATCTGTAGCAATATATGCAATGGCAGGTGTTTGCAATCGAGTCTACACAGATTGGCTATCTGCTATGTTTGAAAAGTATGATGACATTGACGAAGTGTTTATATGTCTAGCCCCATTTAATAGGTTTAGGCTGGCCTTTGACGGTGAGCTGTCCGACGAAGTTATACCCATTGACTATTTTACCGAAAAGATGAGTGCTGATAACGGTGCCATTGATAGGTACTGTGATCAAACTATACAAAATGAAAAAATACAATTATTTCAGAAGTCACTCGATAATGACTATGGTAATTTCCCTGGAATAGACATTGACATGCGCAAAGGACTGCGCACACCAAATCTTCGTAAAAACACCTATATGGAAGTGAAGTTATTTTTTGAACTTAACACATTTCTAGAAAAACGTGATTTTTTACTAGATGTCTATGTATGGGATCGTATGTGTGCAGAACACGGCGCTAAACTCTATCTTTTTAATTTTACAGAACGATTAAAATTTCCTAGTAATTTTGAATATTATGGAAAATTAAACAATACTGTGATTGCTTCTAAAACTGTTGAAGCCTATCTTGCTGACAAACTGATAGATCATACAAAATTCTATCTAGAAGACAACGAACATTATAATCGTGAATATCACAGGTATATCTCAGATAAATATCTGCCCTGGTTAAAATCACAATGAAAATATTGATTGCCGGAGACAGTTTTGCTACAGTATGGCCAAATGCCCAGTTAGGATGGCCTACACTTCTGGCTGCAAAATATAGTGTGGTTAATCTAGCACAGGCAGGTATAGGCGAATACAAGATCCTAAAACAAATTGAATCTCAGCAAGTTATGAATTTTGACCTAGTAATTGTGAGTCATACCAGTCCCAGTCGACTGCATACCCCGCAACATCCTATACATAAACAAGGATTGCACAAAGATTGTGACTTGATTTTAAATGATCTGCTTGATAGATCTTCATTTAGAAATCCCAGTCTCAAAGCTGCACAAGAATATTTTAAATATCATTACGATGATCAATATCAAATAGACATTTATAATTTAATTAGAAAACAGATTAAACTATTGATCACTGTGCCTTATATCAGCATGAGTCATGTTGATATCGCCAAACAACTTGCAATAGAAACTAATCATATTGATTTTAGTAGGCTTTGGTCTAAAGAAAGAGGAAGTATAAATCATTATACCATTGAAGGTAATTCTAAAATATTTAAAACATTAGAGGACATGATCAGTGAATGAAATTCTAGTTCCTTGGAAACAAGAACAAACTGGTTTTTGGTGGAATGAAACCTGTGCTATGGTGTTAGAACACTTTGGCTTGCCGGGCGATCGATACACTAGTCATCCAGAAACTGATCAGATGACATTTCGATTTCATAACGAACACGATGCAATGATGTGTAAAATATTGTTGAGCGATAGAATATGATCAAATACGTCATCGGATTTATTGTTGCTTGTGTGATTTGGATTTTGGTATTGTCTCAAATCAGTATGCCGGAGTACAAAATATATGATTGTAGTCTATCTGAATGGCATCCTGATATTCCTATTGATGTCAAAGAAGAATGTCGTCGACGTAGACATCAAGACTGGAAGAAGCAAAATGAGAACACAATTTAATTAGGAGTTGAAATTGAAAAGTTGGACACTTAACCTAGAAGAAACTGACGATGGTAGTGGGGATGCCATATTAACTTTTCCACCGGAACTGCTAGAACAGGCAGGTTGGAAAGAAGGAGACACATTGAAATGGATAGATCAAAAAGACGGTAGTTGGCTTTTGAAAAAGGTTGACGCACCTGTGGAAAATAGTGTATAATATATTATGAGTAAAATTAAAATCGCAGAGCTGTTTTACAGCATACAAGGTGAAGGCAGGTACATGGGGGTACCTAGTGTGTTTCTACGTACATTTGGATGTAACTTTAAATGTGCAGGATTTGGTATGCCTCGCGGCGAACTAAGCAAAGAAGTTGAATCTATCTCTGAACGCATCACTGAATTTAAAGTCAATGAAGAGCTTCCGTTAGTTAGTACTGGTTGTGATAGTTATGCATCATGGGACCCACGCTTTAAGGATCTTAGTCCAATGCTTACTAGCGATGCTATTGCAGAACGTATTGAAGAGATACTGCCCCACAACAAATGGAAGGATGAACATCTTGTTATCACAGGCGGTGAACCTTTGCTAGGGTGGCAACGTGCTTATCCAGACTTGCTACGTCATCCTAAAATGGCAGGCCTAAAAGAAATTACATTTGAAACAAACGGTACTCAAAAGCTAACAGAAGAGTTTAAAGAATATCTAGTAGAATGGCAAATGCCTAATATGGATTTTGCTAGAGAAGTTACATTTAGTGTAAGTGCTAAACTTCCATGCAGTGGTGAGAAGTGGGAAGAAGCAATTCTACCAGAAGTAGTTTGTGAATACGAACAAGTTGGCACAGCATACTTAAAATTTGTTATTGCTACAGAACAAGACTTTGCCGACGCAGAGTGCGCTATTGCCGCTTATCGTAAAGCAGGATTTAAAGGACACGTTTATCTAATGCCAGTGGGAGGGGTAGAAAGCGTTTACGCACTAAACAATAAAAATGTAGCATTATTAGCAATGAAGAATGGTCTACGCTACAGTGATAGATTGCAGGTGCCGTTGTTTAAAAATGAGTGGGGTACTTAATGAAACGATTTATAGAAAAATTATTTGGCATTGATAAACTCAAAGCAGAAACTGAAGCCGCAGTAAAGCTGGCAGAAGAATCCACAAAGATCGCTAAAGATGCAGTTGCGTCTGCAGAACGTGCCAAAGAAGCAGAAGAAACTGCCAAACTAAGTCCAAAAGATCGCGCCACTAAATTAAAAGAACCCTGGGTAGGTGTGCTTAACACGCACGTTAACAAAGACAACATTCGTAATGGCTTTTTTGAACTTGACTGGAACGAGCAATTTGTGTTAAAATTAAAGCAAGAAGGATACGGATTTGATGGCGACAAAGATGAAGAAATTGTAGATCGTTGGTTCCGTGAACTCTGCGCTAATGTAGTAGTTGACGGAGATTTTGGAGGTGCTGTTAACACTGGCGTTATTGATATTAATTCTGTTAGAAAAAACAATCTATGACATATATTTTAGTTGATACTGCAAACACTTTCTTTCGTGCAAGGCACGTTATCAACGGTGATGCTGACATTAAGTTAGGCATGGCATTTCATATTACTCTTAATAGCATTAAAAAAGCATGGCAAGACTTCGGCGGCACACACGTGGTATTCTTCTTAGAAGGTAGAAGCTGGCGTAAAGATTTTTATAAGCCGTATAAAGCCCAACGTACTGCTGCTCGTGCGGCACATACAGAGCGAGAAGCAGAAGAAGAACGTGTGTTTTGGGAAGCGTTCGATACATTTAAAGATTTTGTAACTGAAAAAACAAACTGTTCAGTATTGCAACATCCTAGACTAGAAGCCGATGATTTGATTGCAGGCTGGATTCAGAGTCATCCTGACGATAATCATGTAATCATTTCGACAGACACAGATTTTGTACAACTAATTGCACCAAACGTGAAACAATACAATGGCGTCACCGAAATCACTATCACGCACGAAGGCTACTTTGATAAAAAGAATAAGCCCATCATTGATAAAAAAACTCAAGAAGTCAAAGCGGCTCCGGACCCACAATGGCTACTTTTTGAAAAGTGTATGCGAGGTGATACCTCAGACAACGTATTCAGTGCATATCCGGGAGTACGTGAAAAAGGCACAAAGAATAAGGTTGGTCTCCGTGAGGCCTACGGTGACCGAGACACAAAAGGCTACTCGTGGAACAATCTCATGCTTCAGCGTTGGTCCGACCACAACGGCGAAGAACATCGTGTGCTCGAAGACTATGAACGCAATCGACAGCTGATTGATCTTACAGCACAACCTAATGACATTAGACAGATCATGTCTGAAACTATTGCAACAGCAACACAGGCAAATAAAAATGTCAGCCAGGTAGGAATTAGATTAATGAAATTTTGCAATCTGTATGATCTTAAGAAGATTGCAGATCAGGCACAGGCTTATGCTGAGCCACTTAATGCGAGGTATACACTATGACCGATTTACATGCTAAACCAATTATCGAAAACAAATTCTGGATTGTTGAAAAAGATGGCGCAAAGTTTGCCACACTGAGAAAGAACGAAGACAATCGTTTTATTCTCAGCAACGAACTAGGCATTAAAATTTATGACACTAAAGAAAGTCTAACTCGACAATTTGGTAAAGATTTCTTTGTTGCTAAGATTGTCAAAGAAGCAGACAATGCCTTGCCGAATGAAGTTCACGGCTACTCGACAAGTACCGAACCACACAATGCTATGTTTGACATCAAACGTAAACTACCATTATTTACAAAAAGCAGCGATTCAAAAAGTTTGTATTGTGCAGGTTATTATGTAATTAAGTTTGACAAAGGGTGGGTCAAGAGTTTTTGTCCTAAGTTGATTACCTTGCAAAGATACACCTATCAAGGTCCCTTTAGAACTGAACTAGAAATGCGGCAGGTGCTGGCAAATGTTGCAAAATAACTTACCCACAAATCTACCTGGTGTTGAACGATTGCTGGCCAGAGTAGCTGCTGCTGAACGCAGCCAACAAAAAGATATTAGGATATCAATACAAGAAGCCAAAGACCTAACTGCTGAATTAGCAGTATTAACATCTAAATTAGGTCGCACCGTTCAAGAAATACACGCTATGTTAGCGGAAATACGTGAATCAACTACCAAAATTGACGTTAAGTTCGATGGAGGTGGGTTCGGTTCTTGATAAATATATACGTGGTTAATTAGGAAACACGTATTAATGAGCAGACCAAAACCCAAAGTTATACTTGAACATGCCAATAAGGACACTTTTAAGATTGAACAAATTCTTGAAAGCGATGCCATCTGGGCTGTGTTTTATAAAGGTGAGCCATTCAATCTAAAGAGTGGTAGTCTGGTGGCTAGTTACCCCGGTCCTAAATACAAGAAAGTTTCATTTAGTAATCCCGGTCATGCGCACAATCTTGCAAAAAAACTTAATCGACTTTTCAAGACTCAAGACTTTGCAGTTTATAAACTCAGTCAAGGCGAAAAGATAGAGTAATATATGGACCGCAAGGATACCTATACTTCGGTATTCCTCAAAGCTGCTGGACAGCCACATGATGCCGAATATGTTAAAAAATTTCGTGCTGTTTGGTGGTTAAGTACTCGAGGCAAAGATGTTGGTGGCCTACGTATGACTGACCAATGTCTAGAATTTGTAGAAACCAAATCAGAAATTAAAACTTACAAAATAGAACTTCCAAAAGATCTTACAATAGGACCGCAAGTTCTAGTTTGGATGGATCAATATCTAGATTCGCCCTTCCATTTACAAAAACGATACATTAAAGTATTATCAGAAAAAGCAGCCTTTGAACTGTATCTGTTTGCCGGCGATGTTAGAAAAATGGGTGCTGCTAAGGCGTTGAATAAAAGACTAAGCCAAGAATCGTCTCAATAAATTATCGTTGAATTAAATATCACTATGTTAAAACTAAACGCTCTTGACATCTTAAATCATAGACAGGTTGATTCAGTGGCTCCGCATTTTGCCAAAATAAAACTGGCCGATGTAGACCTATTTGGATCAGATGTTGAAACTTGGATCAGATCCAAATTGGTGGGAAGATTCTACATAAAAAGGCAGCCTGGTATTTCACAAGATGGAAAACTCAAGACTGCCACATATGTGGGATTTGAAGATCACAAAGAGCTGACTTATTTTATGCTAGCATGTCCACATATAAGGAGAAACACATGAACGAAGAAGTAAAAACACCAGAAGCACAGCCAGCCGCAGAAGCACCGCAGCCGGCAGCACCGGATTTAAATATCAACGACTTGTCCGCACTAAGAAGCATATTAGATGTGGCCAGCCAACGAGGAGCGTTTAAAGCAGCCGAATTAGAAGCAGTTGGTAAGACTTATAATAAACTAAATGCATTCTTAGAAGCTGTCACGAAAAAGGAACAGTGATGAAATCATTAAAACATGTAGGAAAAATGAAAAAGGCAGGCTCTAAGGTTCTAGTAGCTTTTAGAACATTACCCGGCGAATCCAATCAGGCATTGGTTATTCCAGTATCCAGTCTGTCAGACAACTACCATGACGATATCATGAAGTTGGTTGAGACTACCGAAGCACAATCTGCATTTGAATTTGGTGAAGTATTATTTACAAGATCATTTTCCGACGGCCGTCCAATGTTGCAGGCGCTAAAGGCTGATAACAGAATGGCCAAGGTTCCTACAGACGATGTTTTGATGATGCCGTCGCCTGGCAGTGAAATTGCCCTGCATCAACTTAATACATTGATTGCGGAACAGAAAAACTGTGCAGTGGATGACTTATGCACGTTTGTTTCGGGTTCTAAGAAAAATACCCCCGAAGTTCAAGAACTTGTAAAGGTCAAAGACCTTGCTCCTCCATCAACACCTGCAGTAGTACCTCTTAAGGCGGCCGCTAATGAAGTTTTATCTGATAAAGATATTGCTAAAAGCTACCGCAGTCAAGCTGATTCAATGTACAAAGAAGCTGCAAGACTACGTAAAGAAGCAGACGACTTGGATCCACCGGTAAAGAAAACGGCAAAGGCCAAAGAAATTAACAGTGCCTAAACCTCTGTTCAAACCGCCCAAACATCTTGTTCAGGAATGGCCGGAAGTCTTTGAAGATCTTTATATGAATACCATGCCGGTTCACTACCTAGAATCAATTAGGTTGGAATTTGGCAATGGTAGGATATGGGAGATCAATATTGCTGAACAGCTGTCTAACAGTCACAGCGATATAGTTGCCAATAGATTGGTAGAAACATTTGCTGAATACAAAGATGAAATCAAAAAGATAGATTTCAAAGTAAATGTAGATAAATTAAAGGCAGATATAGGACAAGAAACAAAACGAATACTAGATTAATTTACTAATTTGTTCTGCGAATTCTTTATGTGTTTGTTCTGTAAAGTGATGATTAGGTAATACATATTCTGGGTTAAGATCAGCCATTTTTAAAACAATTGGAATAATTTTTTTGTAAAACTGTAGTTTTTCTTTATATTCAAAATTAAATTTCGTTAATCCATTGTTCCAAATACACGAATCAACAAAATGTATACTACATCCGTTAGTTTCAAAAAACAATTTTGCAAGAGACAATACAGAGATAGATTTTACTAATCGATCATAATCTTTCATTTTAAAGAAAAAATTGAAAACATCATTTTCCATAAAAGATGGAGATATTTTATTTTCAAAGTGCCCAGAAGTCCAGCTAGCATAATTATATTCATTTTTATAATTAACATCATACATGGGATATCCCATTCTATTATAAGAAGTGACCATAATTATAATTGATATATTATTAGCTTTATAATCATTTTTCAAATTACAAAAAGTATCTATTGCTCTGTGAACAATTTCTTCATTAGATATTCCAGGTGCTGAACAATTTATTACATCGGTACCAGATAGCAGTTGTTCTAAATGAGCAGGCCATGCCTTTTTCTTACATTCCGATTCGTAAAAATTTTTCTTAATTTTATCTTGCCATAACGGTAAAGTTTTTTTTTGTAATTTTTCAATTATTTTTTTACGCTCATCCGTCATTTCTTGGTTATTAGGATATAACGTACTGGTATAACCTTCTACAAAAAGATCTCCTGCAAGTTCATCTCCTGCTGTATAACTATCGCCTGCACAAATGATTAATTTAGACTTTGTCATTATTCAATATGTATATTTGTAATTTTAGATTCTGTTTTTAAAATGTTTTTAATTTTTGTTGGAGATAAATCTGTGGTATTTAATGTTGCCGCGATGTATCTAGAATTTCCGGCCCTGATATCTCTTTTTTTCCAATTTGTTCTTTGTTTAAACCATTCATAATTGCTATCAAACCAGCTCCAAAATTCTTCTGAAGGTTCAGATCTAGTGTTTTTACCAAACCATATTACAAAATCTGCAGAATATTGCGTATACTCAACAAATACGTCGTCAGATAAAATATCGTTGCTACTCCATATAGCATATGGATCTTTTCCTATATGATGATAGGTTAGAAATATATCGCCAAAATTTCTACTTTTGTCGAACAAAAGATGTTCTCTGTCTTCAAATGTTTTACCGTAAGAAGTATTCCATGCAACATGAGTGTTAGGAAATTTTTGTACATGTTGATTCGATATTTCCGATTCTAAGCTGTGTAATGACATATGTAAAGTATGCAAAACATGGGTTATATCTTGTGCATTTGCAAACCAATCATGTAGGCTGTTTAAATCCTGTAAATTTATAGAGTCTATTGTAGGAAAATTAGGAATTAAATTTATTTTTTCTTTTAATAAATTTATAGAATCTCTGGTAGACTCATAATAATACTGTTTGGGGTTTGACATAAAATGAAAATTCATTACCTTGGTGGGTAATTCTTTGGTAATCATTTCTTGTACCAGTTCTGCCCATTTTTGTGCAAGAGGTTGACGTTTTATATTCCATTCTAATTGAATAGAATTATCAAATTCAATTATTAATTTTTGTTTCATCATATATAGTTTTACACAAATTATAAAAATCAGTATATTCGGGAAACACTTCTAAGAGATTAGTTCCTAATCTACGATCATTTTCTGTAAAAAACGAATAAAAATCTCGGCGGCCTTGACGAATCTTTTCTTTGCTTACCGGATTCTCTCGCATGTAATCCGTAACTCTTTTAAACTTTTCGTATTCAATTCCTGTAAAGTAATCTTGATTATCTTTAATAAATTCAAGATTAGAATCCATGCACTGCAAGAAATCATCTGTTAATATGTTAATCATCCAGTGAGGCGGTTCTTTCAAATATGGCATGTCTAAACTGATTGCTTGTTTTCCATATTTCTTTCGCCACTCAATGCATTTCTCTAAGAGAGATCGGAAATTAGTTACGCATAGTACATTAAATGTAATCATGAAATTAACTGATATTCCTAGCTGTTCGATGGCCTGTGTCATATTTCTTTCCCAGTGATCACACTGCAACCCCGTACGCATATATTCTGCTTGTGGTCCCCACGAATCTATACTGGTAAACAAACTAAAAGATTTAATCTTTTTTTGAGTTATCAAGCTGTTAACTCTAGTATACAAACTATCGACTTTTTCAAATGTTACACCTAAGTTACTGTTAATACTTACTTCTAGGTTAGGTGCCGGTTCATTTTCTAATAGTTTAAAAAACTGCATAGCTCCTGGATTCATTAGAGGTTCTCCGCCAGTAATTCTTAAAGTATGCAAATCATTTTTTAAACTAGGCCACCATTTCCAAAACGCTTCAATATAAGGATTTTCTTCCTTAGGTGCATAGTATGTTCCTGTTTTTAGAAACTCAATACCGTATTGATTATAGGTTAAATCATAATTTCCGTGCTTTTTAATTTCTTCCATCCACATCGAACTGGCTTGGGGGCCACAATATCCGCAACGATAATTGCAACCATTACCAAAACTAATTTCGAGATATCTAGGATTGATTGGAGCGTCCCAAGGAAGTTCTGCTATTTTTTCAATTATAGGTTCGCTAAATGTACTTGAACTATGTAACATTCTGTCACTGATATGATCGCCGTCTAGATCTTCAATATTCCAACAGTAGTAACATTCCTGAGGACGCTCACCCTCTAACATTTTTTTACGTTGTTCTTTTTTCCACTTGGTATTGTGTAATGCCGACACATCTACTGCGATTTCATCTAGACCAATGTGATGTGGACGAGGATGATAGCAACTGTGGTTATCTCCCGTATGAAGATAAAGCGTTTGGTGTAACCACTTCATTGTACAAAAGCTAGGACTCACTGCATTTAATCTATCTCTAACATCTTTTACAAATTGTATTCTATTCATTTTGTCCCTTGCTTTGAATCCACAGATTATTTAATTCAGGAAAAGTTTTTTGAAAATCAGTTCCTCTTCTTCGATCGTGTTCTAAAAAATAAAGATAAAAGTTTTTAATAGCTATTTTGTCATCAAACGGAGTTAGCGTAATCCAATCAATTAACCGTTGTACTTTACTAATTTCGTAATCTTTGAAACCTTTAAATCTATTGCTTTCAGTTTCTTTATTCTGTTGCATGAACCAAATAGAGTCTTCAAGCACAGTGATCATGTCTTTGGCCATCCTAGGATCCATCCAATTAGGACTTGATAACTGTGGAATATCAAACCATATTAATTGTCTATCTACATTGAACTCGTTTCTTAGTGCGTGGATATTTTTTACATACTCTAACCAGCCTGAAAAACTTAAAACATTAAATGTTACAATAAATGTCAAACTGTGCTTTTTTCCCTTGATTAAATATTCTCTAATGTTTTTATTAAGAGTTTCAAAGTGTAATCCGTCTCTAATATATTCTGCTTGAGGACCCCAGCTGTCTAAACTACAGAATAACATGAAATGGTCAATAGCAGAAGAAACACCATCTAATTCATTTATAAACTTATTCCATTGATCTCCGGGCGGACAACAATTACTGGTTATGCTTAGATGCAAATCTTTTTTAGGATTATTCTTAACATAATCAAACATGTGAAACGTGTTCTTGTCCATTAACGGTTCTCCGCCTGTCATACGGAATGTTTGTAATGTTGGATAAATTGTAGGCAACCATTTCCAAAACGCCAGTAAGTAAGGATTATCAGGACTGTTATTTGGCATGGATTTATCTTTCATCCACGTCAAATCATTGTGAGTTCTGTCTGTTAATTTATACGGACCATTTCTTTCAATATCTTGTTGCCAAGCTGTACTAAGATGAGGACTACAATAAGTACATCTAAAATTACAGGCTTGATTAAAATTGACTTCAACATACCTAGGTTTAGGATTTCCTTGATGCCCAAGTGCTATTGCTTCTCTAATTAATCCTGGACGCCAGCTATCTAAACTGCGGTAGGGCCTATCACTGAGATTATTTCCGCTATCTTCTATTTCCCAACAAAAATTGCATTCTGAAGGCCTAGTACCTTCTAGCATTTTTTTGCGCTGTTCTTTTTTATATTTTGTATTGTGTAATGCACCTACGTCAATTTTGATTTCTTCTATAGGAACGTGGTGGCTTTTTGGATGATAACAACTATGAGTTTGACCTGTAGGAATGTGTATGCTTACATTATACCATTTGGCTAGACAAAAACTTGGACTAACTTTGTTTAATTCAGACAACATGTGTTCTGATTTGTGCATATAGACAGATTCAAATTTTCCATTTATAATTTTTACTTCGTCGCCTTTGATATTATTATCTGCCATTTTCAAATTTATCCTTAAGCCAATCAAAATCGTTAATTTTAGCCAATGCCTGTAAATTTCCTATATTGTTTTCTCCGTATTTTTTCCCTTCTATTGCACCGTCTATGGCATACTCACCGTATTTGTTTTCTATTCCTTCTGTGCACCAAATTTGTAATCTATGATCAGTTTCCTTATCATAATATCTATCAATTACATTGCTAGATAATTTTACGCATTCTCTAAATGCACTTCTCCACGTAGTAAAAGGATCTGTATTAAACTGTGTGATATTACTAACCGTAGGTATAACTTTAAAGTTGTTACTTATAGAAGTTGTCATGTCTGGTGTTGTTAGATCCATGTTCAGTGTTAGTTTTTTAGGAAATAGCTTTACACCACCGTACCCATAAGTTAATCCGTTAATAGGATTTTGACTTTTCCATACATGTACAGTTTCGTTAAAGTGATTTCTTTCTTGCAGATTGTAATAGGGAATTTGCGGCATTGTAAATTCGAAATTTTCTAATACTTGTGCATCTCCATCGACTATCCAAAACATTTCTGATGTAGATTCCTTGGCCGCTTGTAAGTGTGCCTGATGTATTCCTTTTACACCGTGTATTCTTTTAGCAGACGAAACTCTTGTTAACAATGTTTTATAATTTTCATCTGCATTGGATTCATTATAAGAAATAAAAAATATATCAAATATTCGAGGAATTGACGCAACTATATCTATTTCTTTTTTTTCTACATAGAATCTATTTTCAAATTCTCGTTGTGTGACCTTGACTGTTCTTGGAAAAATACAGATACCGTCAAAGAACTTTCCGTTTTTAAATACGTGAGGAATATGCTGTTCATACTTAGGAACTTTAAAATCAAATTTAAATTTAGAATTTACAACAACTTCTTTCCAGACAACCCAAAACATATCAGTTGTTGCAGTTTCTATAGCATTTAAATATTCATCATACGTGTCTATATAAAATATATCATATGGTTTAGGATGCGATGCTACAATATCTATTTCTTTTTTTCCGTTAACAACAAATCTGTTTTCAAATTCTCGTTGGCTAATATTAGCTGTTTTAGAAATTAAACAAACTCCGTCAAAGAATTCACCGTTTTTAAATACGTGAATGTAATCGTTATCCCATTCAGGCACTTTATAAGAAAAATCAAAAGATTCATCAACTAATAAATCTTCCCAAATTATCCAAAAAAACTTGGTAAATGCTTTTGATTTTATTTGATCAAAAGATGTTACATTATCTATTTTTTGTGATCGTGGATATCTTTTTTTAAAAGTTTGCCATTGGTTGTTGCATACTACAGATTTGCTTACAAGAAAAATATCATACATTTTTTAAATAGGTATTAGATAAATTCATTGTTTCTATATAAAGATCCAACGTATATTTGCTTTGATCAGCATCTAGCCAAGGCCAATGTAATCCTAATTGCGTACTTATTTTGTCACCTAAAGATTTTATTTCTTCAATTAGACCTTGATTGTTATCATCTTCATAAGGCTTTGCATAATCATGATATATATCTTTTAATATTTCAAAATCTCTAACATCAATATAATTCCATTGAGTGCAATTTGCCAACCAAGTGCCGAGTCTAGCACCGTATACGGCATATATACCATTTTCTTCATGTGCTCCCACAGTTGACCACATGCGCAGTCTATGTATATTATGCCACCACACACGTTCCTTGATTTCCATAGGAGGAACTTTTATTCCATCTAGTAAAGTCATTTTCACGCCCTCACGAAATCCTGCTCGCCATGCCTGGAACGGTGATCCTGTAATTACAGTTTCACTATAGCATTCTTTAAATTGACGATATCCATCTTCCCAACAAAAATCAACCTGGGCTCGTTCACTGTCGCTGGCTTCGTGAGTTTTCATGTTGAGAATGAAATCTTTCCGCCAAATTTTTAATCCACCGTTACCATAGAGCAAACCATTTAATCTGTTTCTTCCTAGCCAGCTGTATACCTGAATTTTTGGATCAATGGTATCTATCTCAACGTTAAAAAATTTAGAATCTACAATGTTGTCAGCATCCACAGTAACCACCCAATCTGTTTCCGACAGTTCTGCGGCCTGTTTATGTGCTGCGTCCGATCCTTTTACGCCGTGTACACGTTTGGCCCAAGGCACCTTAGAACATAGATCTGCATAGTGAAGATCTGCATTGGGTTCGTCGTAGCTTAAAAAAACTATGTCAAGTTCAATTGTTTTCATTTATAAAAATATATTTTTTAAAAAGTCGTCTAGAATAAACACTAAATTTTTTTGGGGAATCAATTTTTATTGAAAAATTTTCTTCAATTAATTTACTGAGTTTTACTGTAAACATGTTATGCAAAACATTTGGATCATTGTAATCTGTAATAAAAAAATTCATTTCAGTTTCTCCGTTCCAAAAAATGCGTTTTCCTTTTCTATACTTTTCATTTAAAATTATAGAAATAGTACTGTTATTATGTGTTATGTAGATATCTGCATCAGTAGTGTCAGACCATTTCGAATCTACCACTCTGTGTAGTACATCGTCAATACTTGTCAATGATTTAATTTCTATAATTTCTAAATTGCCGGATTCTAAATCTACGTGGCAATTAAAAATAGAAGTTGTTCCGTCATTTATTGATTCTGCAGTCTCTTGATCAATTTCTATCTTATTTTTTATTGTATCTGCAGATGATCCTGGATATATTCCAAGAACTTTTCCGTTGTCGGGATCATATTTTGCCCAGTATTGTATTTTGGTAGCGTTGGCGATTTTGATCCATTCGTCAAAATCCATTAATTCTTCCATGCTATTTCCTCTAATATACTAATAACCTCGTCAGTTATTAGTTCTTTATTAACATAATGAATAATGTCTGTCTGTTGATAATTTCCTAATTTTATGTGTCCGTCGACGTTGAGATAGAATCCTATGTGATCAGTCCACTCATTGGCGGGCCATGGCCAATTTTGCACCATTGGTTTCATATGAACTACTTTGGGGAATTCTAAATTATAACTAATTTCATTTTCAATGCCTAACAGTTTAGCACTGAGAGCGAATGCTTCGTCGGTGCCAACAACTTTTGGTTTTCTGTTCGACAGGTAAAGATTAGAAAACTCTGTAGGATTTTTTATGATCCACCTACCTAAAGAAAAAAACTCTTCAACTAATTTTGAATCTTGTTTAAAAAAAGTGTAAAAACTATATAAATTTGGTAACGAATTATCTGTAAACGCTCTTCTATAAAAATCGTTAGTAATTAGTTCTCCTCGATATGTATATGCGTTAGGAGCAATGTATAGCTCAGAATTTTCTATAAAATAATCTATCCAATGACTGTAATCTCTAGTGAACAACATATCCGCATCTAGACAAACTGTATATTCAAAGGGAGATAATTTGTTCATCCACGATCTTCCGTCCCAAAACGTTTCTTTATTCCATTCAATTACATGATCAAAAACCCATGGGCTTTTTAAATCTTTAATTTTTTTTGTGTCGTCAATTATTAATGCAACATGGCCATATCCATCTCTTTGAGTATTTTTAATGCTGAGAGCCAATGCATACGCTAATTTTAAATAGTCTATATTGTTGTTTGAAGATACTATTATTAGATAACCAAAGTTCATAGTAACTCCAAAAGTTTTTTGCTGTTTCTAATAATGCTTTGTTTATTCATAATATGAATATCTCTATTCTTTGAAGCTGCTGCTATATATTTTTCTTGATTTAATAAATCGTTAATTAAAAAAGTTAATTTATCATTACTTACGTCGCACAAAATATCTTTATCTATTACAGTATTAATTGGCGGCAAACATATGTTATCTGTTTCTCTGTAACCATTTAGAATGTGTTTAGCTACTGAAAATGCAATATCGTTTCTAAACTGCAAGGGATTGAATCTATAAAGATCTGAGTAGTATTTGTAATTGATTTTTATGTGGTCAACCAAATCAAAAAATAATTTTGTTTCTGAATTTTTTGTAAACATTACTGTAGTGGCCCAATACATATGGATACCAGTTTCTGAAACATTTTTGTCTAATTCACCTACCCTGTCTCCTTTTATATCGTTCATGGAATGTGAAATTAATAAAGATTCATCAACATCCCAATACTGACCTAAATTGTCAGAAAATATTAAAAAATCGCTGTCTAGCAACAGTGTTCGATCATAAGGAGTTAATTCCCAAACAGAATGTCTATTTGAATTAATAAACGGTACTGTTGACGATTCCATGCCGTCACTTAATTTTCTTGTATTATTTGTCACTGGTCTGTCTACAATAATTATGTTTTCAAATATTTCTTTGGCTTTTGGTAAAGAGCCAAACTCATGCATCCAATCAACCGTTGATTTGTCTGTTACTAAAGATATTGGAACTTTTAAATTTTTTTTAGCAAGCCCGCCGGATATTAAAGCCAACAGACTGTAATCAATTTGTCTGTTATTGTGTGCAAATATTAGACATCCTTTTTTCATAGATCTAACAATTTTTCAACGGAGCGAGATTTTTTTAAAGTTTCATGTTGTTCATAATATTCGTAAACAGCAGTAAAATATCTATCTAATATTTCTTCTTTAAACTCATTCATATTTTTAATCAAAATTGGAGTATCGTTTGAGTCTAGCAAAGGAACTTCTTCAATTCTTTCGCTATCAATTAGCAGCTGAACAAAATTGATTAGAGAGCGATCTATCTTGAATATTCCGCCATTATGACCGTAGGTCATCTTTGCATCAATTTTTTCTTTGAGCTGCTTACGCTGGATTGTGAGTGTTTGCCTGTAGTTTGAAAAATCTAAGGCTGCTTTTAAACGACCGTCCATGTTACCTCCTATAAAACACGCACATTATTTATGTACTGTGTTTCGAGAGGTAAAATTATGAGCCGCTGATTGCGCTGACTACTGAAGAGCTTGGTGCGATAATAGTAAAGGTACCGCTGGGCTGTAGAAATCCAGCAGGGCGAACTTGATCAACTGTAAGCGTAAGAGTACCGTCTACTAGGTCGCCTGGGGGCGGATTTGGATTTGGACCGGGATCAAAGTAATTGTCTAACCAACTCACTCGGAAAGTGATAACATTGGCAGTTCCTGTAGTATTGCTACTGACGTTGCATAACGCTTCTAGTTTCCACTGATTGGCAGCATAGGCCGAACTACCGCTTGCAGTATAAAATGTTTGATAAGAGTTCGTAAGTGAAAAGAAATTTATGCCTGCTGGGCCGCCGACAAATGTCTGTGTACCTGCGCTGCTGAGCAGATTGCTCCAAGATGTGTTTTGTGCTTCGGCTGATCCGCCTGTTCTTGAGCTGGCGAATCGAATTTTTCCACCGGCATTAAAAAAGAATCTAGCCTCCTCAGCTGTAGAAAATGTAACAGTAACAGTGGCAGTTAAAGAATTTACCCAGGAAGATGTGAATGTTTTGTTGTCAATGGCCTCTGTGACAAATTGTCCTGTACCTAGATCAAATCTATTTGTAGTTGCTTGATCAGCAAAGGTGTCATATTGAAAATTAGGTTGGCTGGCACCATATCTTACTACGTCGCCTACAGCCACTGTGGTCAATACTGCGCCCGATCCTGTTTGATGTAATAACGCATTATAGATGTCATATCTCAAGGCATCCCATTGAGTCTTTGTTACTGAATTCCCAGCTGCTACCAAAGAACTAAATACGGTTTGGCCGTAACCAAAATTACCAGCTCCTGTGGACATTACATTGAATATTTTTGTTCTGATTGTGTTATAATCAGTTGCAGTAATAAAATCACCGATTGCCATAAATTTTCCTTATAATACCAATGCTTCTATAACACCTGAACCAGACTGGTGGTCTTGAAGAGCTATAGCAAAATAATCTGTATCAGATTTGTCTGCAGCCGATGCTGCGCCAAACATATTTTGAGCAGGGACCAACTTGTCCCCTTTCTTAACTGTACCTTGTACTTTTACAGGCACACGACCTTTTAGTGCAACCAATGTGCCACCATCTAATTGCGAATTCATTATGAAACCTGGCTTACCTGACACAATACCGATAGCTCTATTACCATATGTGGCTGCTGTAATTTCTTTTACACCACCAATACATACCACTGTGCCCACTTCATATTCTTTATCTGCTAGATATTTTTCAGCAAGATCTGCATATTGCGCTGCGGTTGCTGTACCGTCAAAGGTATTGGCCAATAGATTTCCTGAACCGTCTCTAGCTGCAATTGTGTTAGCTGTTTTTGTGGTTTTAGCAGATCTGTAATTAGGGTCTGTGTCTACTGCTGCGTCATTTATTCTAGTTCTATCTGATTTATCTACGACTCCGATAAATCTAGTAGCAGTGATGTTACCACTGCTATCTCGCAGAGCCACAGAAGTTGCTACTGCACCAAGTTCTCCAACTAGACTGTTCAAAGACAAAGCGTTAGTGGCTGTACCTGTAACTGAACCTATCACATTGCCTGTGAGTGTTCCCGAGAAATTGCCTGAAAATATTTTTGTAACCGCGGTATAGGCCACAGAATTGTCGTCAGCAAGTATATTACCTTTGTGTACGCCTGTGGTATTTCCGGTTACATTACCAGTTAATGCCCCTGTGAATGTGGTTGAATGCACGTTAGCCCACTTAGAAACAGCAGAACCAAGAGTAAAGAAATTGTCTGTGCCTGGAATCATGCCATTTGCAGTTACAATACCAACATTACGAAGATCACTGTCCGATACTCGTATTCTCAAGGTTATAGTATTGCCTAATCTGTTTTCAATAATGGGTTCATCACCGTTTTCAACACGGATTCTTAAATCATTTTGATCACCTACTGTAAGGCCAGCATCGGCGAAAGCAATTGCATTAGTAAAGGATACCTCACCTATTCTAATATATTCGCTGGCAGCATAACCGCCTAATCTCAATGCATTGCTTGCTGATCCCCAAAAATAGTGATCTGTAGTTGTTACTCCGGTAGTGCCGTTGGTGTTGACTAGATTGACACCTTTCTTGATCACTGAGAATCCTGTTATAGGATTTAAAACGCTATTTAGGGTGAATGCATCTTTGCTGACGATTGATATTACATCACCGCCAGATTGAAATTTTACTATGGTATGATTGTTGTTAAGGGTGTCTTTGACTACCTGCGCCTGTACTGCCGATGCGCCTAGATCAGGCAGGGTTTCAGGGCCAATTAATACAAATTCAGTGCCAGTATAGGCATACAGTTGTTCGGCTCCGGTATCAAACCAAAAATCACCGGCCTGCAATCCGCTGGGAGGGGTAGGACCTATCTCTGCGCCGCTGGCTGTTCTAAACTTTGTGCCGTCGTAGAACCGAAGTTTTTTTAGGCCGCTGTCATACCAAATTTGACCAGTTATTCTTTTTGGAGGGGCCGATGTATTGGCAAAGTTTTCCAGCAAATGTAAGAAATTCTCGTTCTGTACTTCGCCGTAGCCAGCGTAATTTTTACCTACAAAACGCAAATCAGTGGTGGTATCAATGGTACCGTCGTCGACAGAGACTAAGAACGTTCCATTAAATTTGTCTACTTGATATGCCATTGATCAACTCCGTTGTAACTATTATTTATCGTAAATACACCCATTTAAACTCTGCCTACTGCTACTTCTATAACACCATTTACACCATCAAAATCTGCTAGTGCTTTGCCTATAATTGTACCTATTTGAGGACTGATTGCTTTTCTAGCATATCCGTCACCTGCACTCATCAGCATATCGCCTTTGGATATTTTTCCTCTAACTTTGCAAGGTGCTCTACCCTGTAATGCAAGGGCAACTACATATGTACCTACACATTCGCTGTTCATTAGATATGCAGGCGCTGTTGATACAATACCAGCCAATCTATTTGATCCGTCTTCTGCTAGAGTTACTTCAAATTCACCGCCGAATTCAAGTACTGTACCAGGCTCATATTCTTGATCTGCTACGTATTTTTCAGCAAGATCTGCGTATTGTGCAGCAGTGGCTGTGCCTACAAAAAAGTTGGCATGCACGTTGTTCCATTTTGCAGTGGATATTCCTAGATCAGTAGTAGCAGTATTCACTGGGATCATAGCTGGAGCATTGAGCCCTCCTAACGCCAACGCCGTGGCTGCATTTACCATAGAGATTGCAGCCGTACTTGACGGTTGTGTTGGATCAAGAATTGTGAAACGTATTCCAGAATTACGTGAATGTAATGTTGGTATTGTAGATGCGTCTAAGTATATTCTCAAAGGCGCCACACTGGTGCTAGGTCCTCCGAGTGTGATACCGGTTGCGCCAGCTACGTCTAGAGAAGATAGTGTTCCCACATTAGTAAGATGAGAATCTACTATGTTGACTGCCAATTGTGTGCCCGTCAATGTGTTACCGTCTGCAGGTACTGTGATATTTGCACTGCCATCAAACAGTACCGTGTTGATTGTTCTTGCTGTTTGTAATTTTGTGGCTGTAAATGCGTTGCCAGATAGCGTGGCTCCTATGAATTCGTTGGCTGATACTATGTTGAAAGTACTGGTTCCGCTAGCAGTGGTTACATTTCCAGAGACATTACCGAGCAAATTAGCAGTGATTGTGCCTGCGGAAAAATCTCCGGCACTGTCTCTAGCCACAATTTTGCCTATAACATTATTGGGACTGGCATCTACACTCCAAGTAGTGGCTGTTGAGCCATTAAAGTTTGCACCAGTTAGATAGGTGCCTCTTGTTAATGTATTAGTTGTGTTTGATGTAATTGCGATGTCTGTTTGACCATCGAAATACACACCATTTATAGTTCTACCAGGATTCAATTTACTAGCAGATTCTGCATTTCCCACCAGTGACCCAATGACTGGCCTGGCGGTTGAAATATTGGTTCCTGCCTGTAAGATTGAAAATCCAGGTATTGCGTTGGCATCATCTATAGTAAACGCATCATCAACACACACTGCCAACACTGTGCCATCTACTACTACCTTGAGGGCCGCATGTTCAGTGCCATTACTATCCCTAATTTTTTCAGCTAGAACTTTAGTCATACCAAAGCCTTCAATGGCTTCGGGTCCTATTAATTTCCATAATCCAGAATCATATACAAACAGTTGATCTGTGATATCTTTGTACCAAATGCCGCCGTCGAATCCTTCTGGCTCAGTGTCACTGATAACAGCAGATCCTACAGGAGTCCAGGCTGTACCATTATAAACATTCAGTGCGCCAATATCGGTGTTATACCATGTTTGTCCTGTGATTGGTCTAGACGGTGGATTGTCATTGGCAAAATTTTCAAGCAGAAACAAAAAATTCTCATTTTGTGTTTCACCATAGCCAGTATAGTTTCTGCCAAGCAATCCTAGACTGGTTGAGGTATCTAGTGTGCCATCTTCTAGCACTACTAATTGCTGACCGCTAAATCTGTTTATGATATATGCCATTTATCGCTCCGTTACATATTTAACCATTAAGATACAAATACCCATGCGCCAGTAATAATCTGAAATGTTTTGACTATCCTTGAAACAATCAGCCCAGGCGCTGCCACTGTAGCAGTGGTAAAACTAACGTTGTTTATACCAAACGCTGTGCCTGTTGGAGTCACAAATTCTGTTGAAGAGGTTGACAGCAATGGGTTGATATCAAGATTAGTGGTGCTGTTGATCAACAGTGAACACAACACTCTAGCAATGGTACCGTTGTTGTACTCTGCTACCGGTGCAATCTGCTCTAATAATGTAGCAATACCTGCATTAGAAATACCGTCAGATATATCCAGGCTGAGTACAATACTTCTAGCTTTGATGGTATTATCAACATAATTTTTTGTGGCAGCATCTTGTGCAGAAGTTGGGTCTGCTACTGATTTGATTTTTTTGCTGCCTAAATTAAGACCGCCTGTGCCGTTGATAAGCAACGATAAATCGGTGTTTGATGTTGTTACCTGTATAGCGGCATCATTGAGATATAGGCTATCTACAGATAGTTGTGTTTGCACACCGAAGCTGGTTACACCCGGAATACTAGTTATACCTGGACCAAGTGATGTACCCGACAACACAGTTACTCCGTCAATTTTAAATTCTTTACCTGTGGCTAGATTTATGTGTTCTGAACTGGTCCACGCAGCACTGGCTAATGCAGGAATAGCATCATTGTAGCCTTCAGCAGTTGCAGTCCCGCTAGTGGCCTGTGCTGCTTGACCTACATCGTGCCATAAAAATACATGGCTGGCGGCTCCTTGTAGTACTACACCTCCGCCAGCTGCATTTGTATCTGTGGGTACAATACCAGTTTGTTTGGCCAACACTATGTTCTTATCTTCAATGGTTACTGTGCTGGTATTCACTGTGACCACGTTTCCGTTCACAGTAAGGTCTCCCTGCACTGTGAGACTTCCACCTATTTGTACTTCACTGGTAGGAAATCCATCATATAAATCAATTCGACGAGCATCAGCTTCTATATTGATTGCTGCTTCTGCGATAACATCTCGTCTAACGTTGAAAGTCATCTGTTTGTTTGAAGCGATGTTAGCAATTATTAAATTACCATCTTGAACTTGAAACTGTCCTTGGTTT